TTATGCTGTCTGCCGTGTTCTCGGCAGACTGAGTGTCATCTTTCTTGCTATGTTGATGATTGGCTTTTCAAGCAACAGGTACGCAGGGAGCGTTAGCATGGCAACAATTAGAGACGCAGCAACCATGTAAATGTCTACCGTCGCGCCAAGTCGAAGAAGTGCAGGTATCGATAAGGCCACCAAAGGAATGAAAATCAAGTGGCAAAGATAGGTTGTATAAGATGCCTCGCCGCAGAATACCAGGAAGCGGGTGGATGAACCATCTTTAACTTTAATGAATGGGCATGCTAACACTATGATGAATGCAGGCAATCCCATAGAGTAAAGGCGATCCATTCCTCCAACGCTTAGCGTTAGCCAACATGATGCGGCAAACCCAAGAACGCAGATGCTTAGAGGAATTATGTTCTTGGTCGAAAGATGAGAATATTTACGATAAATCCATGCGCATAAAATCCCCATTATAAAATCTAGAACAATATTGTTACCGAAGAAAAGTGAATATTGCCCTTCTATATGCGATGGGGAATAAATCATGACGGCTACAATAATTAAAGATATCAATGTGAATAAATACCGATTCGCAAAGGCTACGCACAAACCGAACACGAGATAGAAGTACATCTCATACTGCAGCGTCCACCCCTGACCAAGTATTAATCTACCCTGTCCATTAGGCATGATATCTGGAGTAAGAATGAGACTGTTAACCACCAGGTTGATATCGGTAAGATATTGCTGCTTGAGGGCGAACAAGGTAATGATAGTCCACACCCAGTATATAGGGTATATCCTCCATACTCTCTTACCCATGAACGACAGCGCACTTCTTATGCCATGATCGCCTTTATGCGAATATGCCATGATGAATCCGCTTATGCAGAAGAAAACATGCACTCCGAACCCACCCATGTAAACGAATCCGGTGGACATAAAGAGCGAGTCGCCTTTAACCTGGCTGTATACATATGCGCCAACGTGGTTGAAGACTACCAGAAAGGCAGCTAATGCTCTAAGTATCTGTATTGATTCAAGCTTGTTGTTAGTTTTCATGATTCCCACCAGGATAATTCCTGGTGGGAATATAGCACTTGCCAGCGATTACAGCCAGCCATATACCCTATAGTAACCGGTAGTGTAGTTCGTCCCGCCTGCTGAACCGAATAAAGAGTTGCTATATGGATATGTACCTGTTCGCAATACAATTTGTGTATCTGTCAACGCTATCGCTGCGCCTGCACCGGTTGTTGATACCTGTCCAGTGCTTACCTTATGCACTGTGCCAGCATTGGTGTCGGGAGAAAAGAATACATCAAGATCTCTGATCTTCTGATTGAACCCCGTAGAAAGAGTGTAGTTCTGAAGTGCAGCCACGCTAACCCAGCCAGAATCATAGTCTGGAATATCGGGAGTAAATATCTCGAAAGAATCACCCTGTGCCGCAGCTTGCTCGACAGTTTCTTTCCAAACAATGCCTATCAGCCTGTTCCCTTCGAAATATCCTGATTGGTAACCACTGCTGTTTGACAAGCCTCCAGTGATACGCGCCCTCTCACTAAACGACAGGTCTGATGCGATTATTTTTGCCAGAGTGGAATATCTGTAGTAAAGAACCTGGGCCGTTCTGTCTACATACAGGAATAAAATATAGGGCGTTCCTGACTTCGTCCTTCTTACAAAAAGAGAAGGAGCTACAACATAGGCGCCGTCACCACCAGTAAAATTACTGTCGCCAGCATCAACCCAGGTTGCGCCTCCATCAGTAGAAGTAAAGATATGGAATTTACCACTTATTCCTGATGCTACCCTTGATATGGCGATTGCGTATTTACCAATGCAAGCTATTTGAGTTTCGTTGTAGTCATTTGCACCTGAGTAAATAACAGGGCCATCTGACCATGTTTCGCCACTATCGCTACTCTGGAAAAATGAAACAGAGAAGACCGTACCGACCCTTTTGTAAAAAGGAATAACTACTTTATTTCCAATTACATTGGCAAGACCATAAGGAATTGTGTACGCATACCCTCCAGCCTGACTTACAGTGACCGTTTTTATCAATGTCCAGGTGTCCCCGCAATCCTTAGACACATAAAACACAACGTCTCTTGGTGTATTATCTGTCTGCATAAGGTTTGTGCAGAGCACAATGTTACCGTTAGGCATAACCCCACCAGAGGCGCATCTCATATCAAGAGTTGGGTCAGATAACACCTGAACAGGGGCGCTCCATCCTGTAGGTTGAAGCTCCGTTTTCATAATTACACCTTTTGAACCAACGTGAGTTGGAGCCCTACGGAAAAGGGTAATTATTCTTCCATCTCGCAGCTTCATAGTGAGGCCGAAATGATCGTAAGGCAGTGCTACATCCTTTGGAATAGAGTTGCTGACAGTATAGTGGTTTAATCCCTCAAGGAACCTCATATCACTGTATGTGCCAGCAGTCACTACAGAGTCGACTACAGAAATGTCACCGCCGATATGTGACGTCTGCTCATGAAGATCATCCAGTTCAGCCTGAACGGTAGACGGGTTACCATCCTTGTCGGCTGCGCCAACCATCCCTGCGCCTGCTACCGTTGCTAGCATTGCACGCAGGCTCGCATCACCAATTCCTATCCATGCACCAACGCCAATCCCGCCAGATGTAGTTGGTGTTGACCCGGCATCAACATGCTTGGGTAATGCACCATCCCAGCGATAGTATTCGCCACTATCTTCGTCACGAAGAGCCTGATTTGGCAGTGTGAGGTCCGCTCCGTCCTGGAACGAGTCAATGAGGATCCATCCATACTGGGCAATCGCCTGTTGCGCCAGCCAGCGAAGCCCTTCGATGGTGTAATGCTCATTACCGAACCGGTCAACATAAGTGTTTACCAGCGAGGTAACGAACTCGTCAATTTTCCCCGCGTTATATTTAAGGTCGCGATAGGATTCACTTGGAACTGGAAGATTAGTTGGTTGCGTAGCCATATTGATTCCATAAAAAACCCGGCACTGTGGCCGGGTCTGGTTGGTCGGGGACGGTTCTTATTGGTAGATGGCGTCGCTGTATTCCGCGACAGTCAGAGATACCGTGTTATCTGTGTTCGGTTTGATGCTGTTGACCGTCCATAGCTGACTGTCCAGTTCCTCCACTGTCGCAATGAGATAGCGCGATGGGAGCTGCACAGTGTCTCCGTTCCATATGTTGAGCTGAATGTTGGGTATTGCTGCGATGAAGCCGTACTTCGTATCGGATCGTGCTGTCGCCGGGTATCTCAAGGTCGGATTACCCATGCTGTCGGTCACCAGAACATACATCGAGCCGGTAAACGTGATCGGCTCACTTGTATCGAAGTTATTCCCGGAGCGACCGGTGACGTAGCCGCCTTGCTGGTTGCTGTCGTAGATGTCAGGCATCTGAATGACGCTGCCAACCTGAATGATTCCGTCCTCAAACACTTTGGCGTTCATCTTCACCCGCGAGTAGATCAGGCGTTTGGTTTCGCGCAGCGCGCGCTCCCGCGCCTGGTACTCGTTACGGAAGCCGACGATCTCCAGTTTGTTCGGGTTCTCCGCCTCCTGTTCGACGATAGAGCCGTTCAGGACCCGGTAGTTGATGTAAGTCTTGTTGTTAGTGGTTGGGTGAACGTAGGACACCTGCACGCCGTCATAACCGCCAGGAAGCGTGGCCTCGTACGTCATTTTGTACTCGTCCGTCTTCATGTTGGCCAGGTTGAATACTGCAGCCGGGTAATCAACCTTCTGGTCACGGGTAAACGTCAACACGCCATCATCCCAGTACGCCACCACCGACGCCGCATTGCAGATCGCCTGCACACGGTCACCGAGAGAGTCATTCTCATCGTCAAACGTGTAGTCGAAATAACCCAGGCGCTCATCAGGTAAGCTTTCAGCAATCGAGTACAGGCCGTACAGGTCAATGCTGCTTACCGGTTGCTCACCCATAATCAGCCAGGTATGCGTCACTGCATCAGCGAACGACCGAGATGGCCTCAGCGTATAGTCCACCGTCTGCGTGTCCAGGTCATAAGTGATGGTATGGCGCGTCACCAGAGCGTTATATTTCCGCTCACGGCTCCCCAGCGCGTTCTCGGTCGCCCGAACTTTTACGCGTACCAGTGTGTCTGTCGGGTGAACGACATTCGTACGGATGTTGATGCTGTGGATCTCTTCGACCTTGAGCAGTGACGCGTCGCCAGAGTTATCCGTGCGCTGGAAACTGACCGCGTATTTCCCAAAGCCGCCGGTAGGCGTAATTTTGTCGGTACGGTAGAAAACCTCACTCGTCGACTGGTGAGGCGTGGTCTGCCGGTACGTAAACGTCTGCTGCGTACCGAGGACCTGGTTGTAGTCATCGTCAATTTTCCAGATGACAACCTTCCAGTTTGTCTCTTTCTTCCCTCCCAGGCTGGACTGGGTGTGCAACCACAGTTGCGTAGACTCGACCGGGGAGAAGAACGGGCCGACCACCAGCGCCTCGTTATCGTTCAGGATGAACTTCGTGGTATTGATCGTGGCGTTCGCCGGGATATCCTGCGGCCCCTCAAGTTGGTTCATCGTAAACGTGTACCAGTGCACCGGGTTAACCACGGCGCCGTCGTTTGTTTCAACAGCGGAAATCAGCGTGCCGGAGAAGGTCGCGTCAGTAGTAACGTTGCCTGATGCAGTGCTGTACGTCACGTTGATAGTGAATGTCACCGCATGCGGCAGCACCAGGCCCATGAAGTAATCGAACTCGGCCTGCTTCACGATTTTCATCGCTATCTGGCCGCCGGAGTACGTTCCGCTGACCACCGTGTTTGCCGTTGCTGTTTCGATCGGGAAATCGCTGGCTTCGTTCTGCCCCGGCACCTCCTGCCCGTCGACATCATCGAACCCGTAGCCTTCTACGATCTGCGGGATAACTTCACCTGGCTCGAAGAACTGGTATTCAGCACCGGCCATGCTCCCCAGGCTCGATTCTGAGTAGCGAATAGACTCACGGTCATATTTCCCAATCCCGACACACATCCACTCAGTGACGTACTTCAGGCCGCCATCTGTGGATGTCTGGTGAACGTATTCGAATACTGATTCCTGAATCAGATCCGGGAAAGAACGAATCTGCCCGTAGATGTCCGGCTTGGCCTTATAAACGCGAGCGGTGTTTGTCTGACCGGTCAGGCTATTGTTGGGTGAGTCGACCGTATTTCCGCCGCTATTCGCGATTGCCGGCTTCGGCGCCAGGAACGAAAACACCTGGCCCACCACTTTAAAGATCGGGCTCAGGATGTCGCCGACAATGCCCTTTGGCTGGTCGAATATCTGGATGTGGTCCAGCTCACTCAGTTCAAACGCCAGTTCGTCTTCATCACCCAGCCTTACGCCGTTACGGACGATCAGTAGATCACGGTGAAAGGTAGCGTCATTGGCCGCCAGCCAGTCATAAAAAAGGGTGCCGTTTGGCACCCTGTAGCGTTCTTTTGGCGTTCCCGGGAAACGCTGGAGTTCAATCAACGCCATACGAAAAGTACTCCACCTTTGTAAATGCCCTCAGAATGACCAGCAACGAGTCCATGCGCACGCTTCCGTTCTCGCCGCGCGAGTGCAGCGCATGCCTGTTAAGCACGAGGCCAACGTGTGCAGGTTGCGCGCCGCGGTACCCGACGAATATCCCGCCTTCGACAGGTTTATCGACCTGGATCCAGAAAACGACGTCACCCTGATAGCAGGTGAAGAAGTCCTCACCGGCTTCGTAGTCCGGTGTCTGGTGCAACTCAATGCCAAGGACGTGACGGTAATACAGGACCACCAGCCCCCAGCAATCGACTTTCTCGAAAGAACAGGCACGGTTAGCCCAAGGCAAACCGATAACCTTCCTGACAAAATCAGAGGTACTGCAAGCCGGTGTACTCGACTGGATCATAAAGGCGACCAATATTGTTGTTCAGAGGGTTGGTGACGGACAAAGTGACAGATGCGGCGTCGGCATCGATATCGACGGTCTTGACGTATAACTGCCAGGACTTAATCGGCACCGACACATCGCCGCTGTCGAATATCTGCCGCGTGGCCGTGATAGCCGTCAGCCGGGCCGCGCCCTTCCACTGCTTCATCAGCGCTTTGATATCCGACGACAGCCGCCCAAGCTTCACCGTCGCGTCGATCACCGGCGTACCGCTCTGCTGGCTTTCTTCGATTTCAAAGCGTGCCGGGGTGTATGCCTGACCTCCGAGCGTTTTTGGGAAGAACTGCTTGTCGACAAGGCGGACGTAGCCGAAAGATGGGTGATAGAACGTGATAGTGTCGTACAGCCCGCGCGTCGGGCGTTGCTGCTTATAAGCTCTGAAGGTAGGCATTACGGAACTCTCGGTAGTGATTCCGGGTCACGCCCGTCAGGATAACCAGTGACAACGATATCCAGCAGTGAAGGCCACGGCGGCGGAAGCTCAACAATTACGTCGTCAAACTCGTCGTCGGCGTTGTAGAGGTGGTTGGCAACAACCGTTCCTGTCCAGGTAACTACCCCGCCGTCGATACTGGTTTGCACAGGCATCTGCGCGAAATGAAGCTCCTGCAGCTGCAGGCCACTGCCGCCAAGATTGATATTCATCCGGAACCAGTTCAGTCCCCGGTTGAGATAGTTCGGGCTGCGCAGCCACTGCTGGAAAGCGCGCTCCTGATCAAGAGTGAATATCCACGTCAGTGACCAGGTCACTTTCAGGTCGTCAGTAAGGTTCTGGAAGATAGCCGGGCCGACCGCTGGCTGATCGGTCTGGAACCCGGTATCGAGCGTCATATTTTTGCTGGCCTTCTGAGCCAGCGGCAGCCAGTCTGGGTAATCGATAATTGGCATCAGCCCTGCCCTCTTGGCGTGCGTTTAACGTTCATGTTGCTGGTTATTGCGCTACTGATTGGGCCACCGTTGTTCAGGTCAGCAACGATGACATCAACGGTCAGCCCACCGTTAGCATCGGTACCGGCCTGAGCATCAACTGACGATGACGTGTAGTTCTGGATGTTGATTACCACCCCCCCACCTCCACCGGCAGTCATTTCTTTATTGCTTATCACCCTGCCATTGTCGCCCGGTATCATGTACTGCTTACCGGTACTGGCCTGGTAAATCTCTGGCATGCCACCTTCACCGACCTGGTACATACCGCCTGCACTCACCGGGCCGCCATTCTTACGCTTACCAGACAGCGCCAGGATGCCAGCCATCGCGCCAAGGCCAATAGCAACAGCTCCACCGAACGAAGCCACTGAGGACATAATGGCCGCCGGAGTCCATGCTGCAGTTGTAGCCGCTGCCGCCGCAGTAGATGTCGCCGTCGTGGTGGCAATTCCTGCCGCCTGAGCAGTGGTCGATGCTGCAACCGCAGCAGTGGTGGCCGTCTGCCCCATGATTGCTGACTTCACCCACTCAACGCCCATCTGAACGAAGGTATTGATGAGGCTGTTCAGGACGGTATTCCCGATCGAGCGTAGGGCATCAGACGCTGACATGCTCCCGGTAATGATGCCGGTTAAGGCATTGGACGCATTACCGGCCAGTGCGTCGAAGGACGCCGCCAGTGCTTCATTGCCTGCGCTTTGATTACGGAAGATCTCCCATTGCGCTGCTATGCGTGCCTGCTCGTACTCCCTGTCAGCACTAGCGCGAAGCATAAGAGCGTTCTGGTGAGTGATAATCCCCTGTTGCTCGTAGGCCTGAATAAGCGCGAGTTTACGGGCATTTTCATTCGCCAGTTGCTGCACCGGATCCACACCGCCAGCAGCTTCCTGCTGTGGGCTTACAGCCTGATCGGCACGGATTTTCGCAAGGTTGGCCTGGTGAGTTGCTTCCAGTCGCTCAGATGTCTGATTGAACTGCTCCTGACTGATTTTCTTCGCAGCCAGAGCGGTATTCAGGTCCTCAACATCCTGCTTATAGCTGGCGTTTTCTCGCGCTTCTGGCAGGAGCTTCTCGGCTGCCGCCTGCGCCTTAATGGCATTGGCCGTGTCCCATTTTTTGGCCGCATACTGACCGGCAAGTGCTATCTGCTCTTTGGTGGCACCTTTCCCGAGCGACTGCTGCGCATTCAGGATCGCCTGCTCACGGCTCAGCTTATTAGTTGAGTCGGCGGCAAGTTCTGATTGCTGTTTCAGGTTCGCCAGCTTCTGAGCAATGGTTTCTGCCTGTGATGCTCCTTTTTTCTGCTCCGATTTAAGCTTCTTCTGCTCTTCCGTATTTTTGTACGTAGCGGCAGCGTCATCCTCCATCTGTTTGGCGTGCGGATCATCCTTAGCAAATCCGGCATCTTCGGCAGCATATTGAGCCTGCAACCGTGCGCGAGCCTCACCCTGTAGCTTCGATAGTGCCAGGTTGCGCTCAGACTGTTTGATCAGGTTCTTCTGTCCGGCGGTAAGGTTATCCGTGGACTTATTCAGGCTGTCTACGTTGATCTTCGCGTTGGCTGCCTCTCTTGCCAGATCAACAAGCTTACCTGCCAGTTCAGCAATAGCTGACTGCCCATCTTTGGAGGAGGACTGCATTTCCTGGAGTTTTTTCGCCAGTTCCTGAAGTGCTTCCGGGGACGGGTTATTGCTCAGGTCTGATAGTTCTCTTGCCAGATCAAACGCTGATTGTTTGCTGATGCCCAGGCGAGAAGAAAGCGTGCTGACCGTTGAAGATAAAGAGTTCACAATGCCAGAAGCATATTGACCCTGGCTGTTGGCCTGCTGAATAGCCTGACTCCAGTCAGTGGTGGTAACGCCAAGAGCTGACAACTCATCGTTGAATTTCTTGATGCTTGGAGATGCCCCGCCAACCGCAGCCAGTGCGCGATCGCCTAACGTAATGAAAGCATCAGACGCGTCACTAATGGCCTTTGGAATCTTTGAGATGGCCTGGTTATACTCGAGCAGCGCCTGATTGCGCAGCAAAGTAGCCACGTCGGCATTTACGCGCGCCAGGGCAGCATACTTGTCGGAAAGCGCAGCCACGCCTTGCGAGGAAATGGTGATCACCTTATCCATCGCTTCAGCTGCGTCTTTCAGCGCATCCATGGCGTTCTTACCGCCATTCAGAGAAGTAATTAGCACGCCAGCCAGCACAGAGCTAAGCGCTATTATGGCGCCAACGACTGCGCCACCAGGACCGAATGCACCAGCGAGTTGCGAGCCCTGCTGAGCGAACGCCACCAGCGCAGACTGTCCTCCCTGCACCTGCACTATGAAGTCCTGAACCTGATAACCGGCCTGCTGCATGCTGGTTTTCCAGCTACCAGTACCCTTTGCGCCATTTTCAACACCGGTTTTCATATCATACAGACGACCAGTCAGTTCGCCGATCTTCTGCTTTTCTTCGTCTGTCGCTTTCGACCCGGCACGCAACTGAGCAGCCAGAACTGCGGCGCTACGCGCGCCATTCTCCTGCGCTTCGTCCAGCACAGCCAGCTGGTTACCCAGCGCCTCGATGATGGATTCGGCTCGGCTGAATTCACTGCTCGCGCCGCCGGTACCGCTGCGGGCCTCTTCCATAGCGCGGGCAATTCCGCTTACGTTGGTGTTCAGCTTGCGCAGCTGGTTATCCATGGAGTTGGCGTAACCGGCCAGTTCAGTAAAAGCGGATCCGGTTTGTGACGCGCTCTGATCGAGGTTGTCCATTCCCTTGCCGGACTGCTGGGCTGCAGCATCCAGTTTATCCAGAGCATCAATGGCCTGTTTACCGCCCTGCAGCAGCGGCTCAACGTCGGCGCTGATTTCATAAACGATGCTACCGGCGTTCTTCTCACCTGCCATGTCATTCTCCGGTTATTGCTTTGCTTTTGCCCTGCGTGCGGCCTGTTTAGCCAGGTACTCGTCGGCGATGCTGTCGTATTCATCGCGAGTGAAGCCTTTCTGGTCCGGGTATTTAGCCGCCAGCAGCATCTGAAATTTTGTCATTGTCAGCCTGACCGCCTCGGCCTCGCTCATCCGAAAATGAGTCTGCGCGGCCACGACGTAATCCAGCGCCCTAAACTCGGTTGTCTTCTCGCCTGTTTCGTGTCGTTGTAGCTGCCTTACCTTGGCTTTCCCTACAACTCCGTGCTGCATGAGGTGCTGCGCCAGCACGATGATGTCGTTCTTTGGCAATCTGCCCGGTCGGTATACGATGCAGTGCCGCCACCCTTTCCACTCGCCTATCATTGGCGTCAGGTCGTCATCGCAGCAGGCCTGCAAAACTTGCCATGATGCAAAGAAAAGCTTCTCAGCAGCGCGGTTGAATGATGGGGATAGCCAGGCAGGGAAGCGCCCCAGCGTGCCAGCGCACACCTCAATGAGCTGAGCGACATCATTGCCGTGGATAGTGGCGTACGCCTGCACAATCTCTTCGGGAGTGCCGATTCTAGTCATGGCCTCGAATGAAGGCCGCAGCAGGTAGTCTTTCCCGCCTTCGCGGCTGTCGCTAATTGAGATTTCGCCAATATCGGTTAAAGCAGTCATAGGCCTTCCAGTAAACGGTCATTATCAAGGGCAGCACGCCGCCCTTTGGAATATCCGTTAGGTAACGGTAACCGTATGCACGGCCACGAAGTTGCCGTCTTCGGTGTTGATGATGATCTGTGCGCTGCCGGTGGCGACGCGCGTCACGGTAACGGTGTTGCCTGAGGCGGTAGCCGTTGCCTTGGTCGCATCGGTAGTCGCTACAGTAAAGTCTTTGTTGGTAGCGCCGGTTGGTGCAATATTCACCGTAAAGGTGCTGGTACCGCCTGCCGTGCCGGTGCTGGTAGTCGGGGTTACCGTCACGCCAGTCACTGCTACCGAGTTGTTTTCATTAACCTCGATAGTGCTTGCGTCACCAACCTTAAACTCAGTGGTGAATGGGGTGATATCGTTCGTCCCGCCGCTGGAGTTGAGGGCGGTAATGTTCATGTAGCCTACAAATTCCACCGGCCCGTAGTTCAGTCTAACCCACATGCCAGGCTGACGACGTGCAGCTACTTCAGTGTGAAAATACCGGGTAAAGCGCCCGAAGCCATACTGATCCAGCTTATCCCGCACCCGGACCTCACCATCAAATGAGATAGTGAAGTCACTATTAGTGACGATAGATTCTACGTAGCCACCACCATCATCAGCATCGCTGGTTGTGGTGTTAGGGTTGAAGTCAAATCCCTTCGTTGTGCCAGCGGCCAGCGCCATCCACTCAGATTCAAGTGGCTTGACGTCCGGGCAGCCATCGGCGACTTCCAGCACGACCGCACCGCCGAACAGGCGCTCGTTCGAGTTCTGGCAATTAGCCATGTGAAACTCCTCTTTGACGTATAAAAGAAAACCCGCCGAAGCGGGTTATTTGGTTGGGAATGGCTATTCGCCGTAAGTGCAGGCGAACTGGAGTCGGAACACTATTCGCCCTTCTTCTGTGAGCACCGGCGCGGGAATTGCGCCCATGTTCTGGATGTATCCGACACACTCGTCCGCCATGGGGTTGGCCTGGACGTAATCGACGATGCGCTGCACGGCATTGAGCGCGTCTTTGCGCTTGTCCTTCGCGCCGACGACGTCGACCAGGACGTGATACTCAGAACCGAGGTCAGTTCGAATATTCGACCCGCCGTTTGGTCTGAACACCATTATCGCCTTCGACAGGTCACCCGGGTCGTCGTACATCAGTTGCTGCACCGTGAAGCCGATAGTTAGCCCAGCATCGCCGAACATGTTTCGCACCCGCTCGTGCATCATGGGTGTCATTTGGTTTTCGCCTCGTCATTAAAGACAACCGTCACCTTGCCTCGCAGTTTGCGTGAATAGACACGCAAAGGTCCTCGCCTATGGCATCTAAGCGGTTCAGGATGAAAACACACAACCCCTTTCTCTTCATCAGCCCATACGACACGGCTAATTTTGTTGCCATTAACAAATACCTGCCGATGCCCACGGCCATCTTCACAGTGGTGGAATGTATCTCTGCTCATAGCGAAAGCTCCTTGCGCATCACTGCATCAACGTTATCGCGCTCGTCATTCGCGCCTTTGGTCAGGAATTGCGGTTCACCATGCGGATCCCAGTAGTTGCCCGTTCCGGTCCCGCCGCCGAACTCTTTCGGTTTCTGCGGACCGAACTCAGACCGGTTACTGGTCACGCCGAAGTGCGCGCGCGGCTGACCTTTCAGCTTGCCTGAAGCCTCATGAACGTACGCAGCATAGTTGGCTGAGTAGCCGATGCGCCCGGTGATGAACACGCCGCCAGCGTCGATTTCACGAAACTGACTGTTAACCAGCGTGGAGGTGTCGATCGGGGTGTAATATGCCGCCCGGTCACCGATAAGTATCATCGCCGACTGCAACGCGCGAATTACCTTGCGGCCCTTAACGTCGTTGATGACATCGTTCAGGTGTTTCTTGGCCTGACTTATGCCCTTAACTTTGATGCCCATGGCTTTCTCCAGGCAATAAAAAAGGCCGCCGTAGCGACCTTAATTTTTGGGGTTTTCGCGTAGCCATCGCCACATCTCGAATATGCTTCTGGAGGAAATGGCGATAGTTGCAACACCGAGTATTATAACAGCCAGGCTGATGCACATCAGAACACCTCCGTTGAAATCATACGCCAGTTAGTATCGCATAATCATCCGCCAGTCGCTCGAAAGTGTCGGCATAGCGGATAACCTGCCGCACCTCGTCGGCACCAGCCACAACCGGGTCTGCTTCTGTCGACACGCCAATCATCAGGTAATCACCCGCGGCCGCCAGCGCGAACTCCGTCCAAACGGTGTTCTTCACGACGATTTCAGCTCCCAGACTGGCTAACCTCTTGCTGAGACCGCCCTCGTAATCACAGAGGATTTGCTCAGGTTCGGCATAGCCCAGCGGATCGCCGTATTCGTCATTGCCTTCCAGCTTGCGCCAGATGGTCGCCGTGGCGGTATAGGACCAGTTCGCGGTTGCCGACATATCAGTCCTCAAGCAATTTCGTGATGAAAATTGATTCTATGGTTTTGACGCTTATATAACGGTCATTTCCGACAGGAATAAATAACGATGATGGGTTGCCATTGGTGATACTCAAAAACAACTCGATGTAATTAAGATTGCTTGTTTCTCCGGTAAATTGCTCATCCTTACCGGCTATGCAGCATTTTACATCGTAAGCAATCCCTGCAATCTTCCTTGCTCTGATAGTTGCCATTTTCACTCCTTCCAGCGTAAAACCTTCGCGCCTGTCGCCCTGATGCGCGGGCAGTTGATGAACCAATCGCCGTCCGATTTGACGTAGCCAGTAGTCTCCCGCCCGGTGTCGGTCATCACCCATACGCGGGTGAACGCGCGCGGAAGGCCGTGCTTAACTGATTTGTACGTCATCAGCATCCCCCGACCACCATGAACAGGCCGACGCTGTTCCCGGCGCTGATTGGCAGCTCACTGGTGCATCCACTGGTATCGAGACGGGCCAGCGAGTCGCGCAACCAGGTAATGCTGTCGTCGCTGTAATCGAATGAGCGTGAAGCACCAGACGGCGCACCCTGTGATTTGATGCGGCGAGCCCCGGACGACGTAGCCATAAGCGCTGCGGCGTACATCAGGATCAGCTTCGCGGCGCACTCGTCATACCCCGCGCCATCGAGACAGGGGATAATCTTGTTCACCACGCAGAGAATCGGATCCAGCAGCGCGCCAGGGATGGAGTAACCCAACTCACCGAGGAACGCCTGCACGTCTGCCGCTGTGATTGGGTCAGCCATGGTTATTTCGCCTTCTTGATAGCTTCTGCCAGTGCTGCTTCGGCCTCATCAGCACGTTTTGTTTCTGCTGCCAGCGCGTCGGCGTGAGCCTTGTCTTTTGCTTCACCATCGGCGATTAGCTTTTGGTTCTGCTCCAGCGCGTCGGCGAGTTGCTTTTGCAGGCCAGAAAGGTCTGCCGCCTGCGCGGACGGAGTTGCCACTTCGAAGGAAAGCTTCTCGCCTTTCTTCTTGTCAGTGTCCTTTGCTTTGCCAGACGCCTTCCAGCGCGCTGCTGTTGCATCGTCCACTTCTACGATCGCACCAACCTCCAGTTTGCGGAGGTTGGCACCGGCGAAGACGTTACCTGCTGTGATTTCTACCAGTGCCATTCAATTTCTCCTTAGCTGCTCGCGAAGAGCACGCCATGTTTGAGGTTGATATCCTGCTTGACCATCAGGCCCATAGCGCCCCAGGTGCGCCAGATGTAGTCGCTGTTATAGAACTGACGAGGGTCAGCAACAGTGCCCACAGCCTGACCAGTGATCGGAGCGATAACGCCGGCAGTCAGAGGAACCACCAAAATCTGGTTACCTGTGAGTTCGGCGTCTTCTTTCACTGCGGCAATGCCGGACAACTTCAGGATTTCCTGCAGGATGGTGCCGGACTGGTAATTGTCGCTGAAATAGCGCTCCCAGTTGGACATGATCTCGCTGGATACGTACCAGGTCTGCGGCGCGTACTGGTTATTGGTGATCTTCATGGTGTCACGCAGGGCGATCGCACCGTTTCGGTTCTGTTCTGCGGTTGTAGTGCGGCTGGAGAAGTCGATGTTCAGGCCAGATGCACCCAGATCAACCTGGCCGACGCGCTCATCGTTCTTCAGGCCTTTCCACGTTTTTCCATCGAAGGTAACGAAGTTGCCTTCCGAGTCGCGGAAACCGTTGAACATGTAGTCCACGATTTTACGGCGCACATCATCAACAGAGCCCCGCTGCGCATCGGCAAGTGATGCCAGTGCTGACCCTTTGTTGAAGATTGGATCACGCCAGTGGAACTTGAAGCCGCTGTCGTGCACTGGAACCATGGTGCCGTCAAAGCTGTACGCACGAGCATCCAGCGCCGCACCGATCTGGCCTGACATGGAAGTGTGCGCCCAGCCACGACCGCCGGTACGCGCATATTCATACACTGACTCTTCCAGGCGGACAGAGCGAGACAATGGCATCAGGTCGTTGAAAAGGGTGAATTCGGTGTTCGGCTCGAACTGTGCCAGTACCGTCTGGTCGTACGCGCGGTACATGCGGCGGATATCGTCGACAGCGTTCACCGCGTCCAGATGTCCGTTTTCACCGAAGCGAGCACGGGCAATGAAGTCAGCGACAGACTGCGCACTCATGTTGCGCGCCATCTCCAGCTCGCGGAACTGTGCCTGGTTGACTTCGAGGTTACCGGTGCGTTCACCGATAGAGCGTGAAAATACAAGCATTCAGTTGCTCCTTACTTGATAACGACGCGCAGCAGATCGCCTGCAGCAACGGTGTACGCTGTGTCTTCTTCGACAAATGCGCGAATTGATTCATCGGCGCCGGCGGCTTTAACCTGGCCATTTGCGATGGAAAGCGGTTGTCCTTTTTTGTACGTGCCTGCAGCGGCGCGTACGTTGAGGAACATGCCCTGCATTGGATGAATGCCAACCACCAGCTCATTCACCGGTATGGAGTCATCAACCGTCTGGCAGCGCAGATAATCAAAGTCAGCGATATAGAGGATCGCCTCTTCGTTACCATCAACCGACGCTGTGAACTTCCCGGCAGAGAAGAAGCCAACGGTACCTGGTTTAGTGGCGGCCGCCGCGGCACCTTCACGGTTAAGCAGCGGATTAGGGAATACGCCACCGGCGTGAATTACGTGTTTTCCGTCTTTAGCCATTTTTTACTCCGGCATTTCGCTGACTGATTGAGTGTTGGTTGCCTGGCGGAATGCACCGTTCAGGCCGAAAGAGGTCTGGCACTTGGCGTACATAGCGTCGAGCGCCTTACCGTCCAGATCTGCGACTTCTTCATCGCTCATGTTCATCACCAGCTTCACAGCCGCGCGTTTTTCGCCTTTCTCTTTGTCGGCGTTCGCGGTCAGGCTGTTAACGACGGTGTCAACACGATCGGAGAGATTTTTCGCCCAGGCGGGCATCTCTTCGTTGTTATTGGCGGTATCTTTTGCCTTCTTGTCGTCCGCTTCTTTCTTCTCGCGGGCGGCTTTCTCTTCAGGCGTTTCCTTAGGCGCTGCTTTTTCGGCTGCCATCTGGTTGTATGCGTCCATCAGCTCGTCATCAGACTTGCCATCAGTCGGCTTACCAGCGGCTTTCAGCGCATTGATAATCAGTTCTTTCATCGGATCGTTCTCTCCGTTGGTTTTAATCTCGTACTCAGTGGGTTTGCGCACGACTTCTACAGGTTCGCCGACGAACACGGCCTTGCCGTCATCATCGATGAGGTACTTCTGCTTCAGGTATTTGGTGTCATTGCGGTAGATGAAGCTGTCCGGCCACACCGTTTCAGGCCAAAGCCACTTATCTTCGGTGTCACCCTCGCGCAGCTTGTCGCTGATAGCGCGGGAGATGTCGTCGAAAGAGAAGTTGGAGGCATTGGTGAAGAAGAATTTGGTTTTGTTGAGCAGGCCGTCGCGGGTGCAGTCGATACCATCAGCAAGGCGGGCAACTTCAATCTGCTGCTCATCACCTTCTGAGTTAACGAAGATGCCAACGCCTTCCTCCGGCGTACCGGCGCCCGGCTCATCAAGCAGCACCGCAACATGGTCAAACATCATGTTGGTGGCGATCTCGTTGTACTTCTTGCCCTTCGACTCACCGTTGGCGGCGATACCGGAATACAGCAGGCCGGTGGAGATGTGGATCGGGTCTGAGTTGGTACCGGCCAGCATCTCATCCAGACGGTTAATCAGGCGCTTGCCTTTCTCTCTGGATTCGGCGTACTGGCGGTTAACGTACATGTCGCCCGTCACCTTCCCGTCTTTGTGGCTGACGTTCTGTAGCCAGGCCCCGACGTGGTACTCGTTCACCGCCCGGACATCGCGCGCCGACACATGCTTGCCGTCAACTTTAGGGTGACCCAGCGGCATCGGGTTACGCTCAAGCGTGTTGTAGGCCTTTTCGATTTCTGCTGCCGGGTACAACTTCCGGTTCATCACGATATCGTCCACGACAGGCGTGATGCCGCGAACCACGATATGTGGCTTGCCGTCTATGGTTTCAGTTGTGATGTTTGAAGCGGAGTTGACGACGGTCAGCACGTTAACGCGGTTGCGTTTCATGCTGGGTCCTCGTTGGTGGATTTCAGGCAATAAAAACCCAGCGCTATGGCTGGGTCGCTAATGGTTTAGGTTGCTCTGAAACTTACTTGTAGTTAATTTACCCGATTGAATGCGGTAATGATTACTGCGTCAGGCATTACCATTCTTTGTTTGGCTATTTCTTTTGCTGTATTCATAAAGAAAACATCCGGCTCCAATCCTTCTGGATCGGCTACAACTGTCGATCCTGTAAGGTAGACCTGTCCATTTTTCAAGATTTGATAAGCTACAAAATATTTATTAAGCATGACTACCTCTATCGCTCTGAATGAACTGTAATTATGCCCCTTCTTTCCAGCTTATCCTCTCTTTTTTTAGCTTATCCGCCAGACCCTCGTTGAAGATGCTGCCGTCGTCGTTGAGCAGCACCGGAATCTGGCTGCAATAGCAGTGGTATTTATTACCATCTATTGCATACCAGTCGCGAACCTCTTGCACGGTTCTGACCTTTCCATGCCAGAATGCGTGTGTTGTCCTGGTGGTAGGCTTCAGCGCAGAAAGATGGAGAAGACCAGTGTTCAGCCCGAGCCTCTCGGAAGCCCAGTCCGTTTCATTCCATTGAGCTTCACGTAGCGCGCCGACCTGCTCGGTCTGAGCGATGTTTTTCGCTTTCGACATGGACACATCGAGGCGCTTACTGATTACGCTGGCTGTCTCGCGAGGATTCACGCCGCGAGCCACCGCATCGGTGATGATGTTGGTCAGGTCGCCGCGGGCGGCGTCGCTGATAACCTTCCAGTCGCTGAACGTTGTCAGCCTGGCCGCCGCCACCTGATTAAGGTGACCGGGGCTGCTTAAAAGCTGCTGTAGCGTCGTCTGACTGGCGTAAACCTGCGACTGCACCGACAGGTTGGTGAAGGCGTTTAGCGTGCCGCGGTCATATTCCGCAATGACATAGTCCATCGCCCACAGGTTCTGGCTGCCGCCATCAAGAAGCTCATCATCCAGAATCGACTGAACTACCTGCAGCAGGTCGGCCAGCTCAGCGGCGGTCATGTCATAGATGAACTTTCCGGCATTGACCTGATATAGCGAAGGCTCTGCACCTTCGTTGTTGCACATCATCCATGACCGCTGCGCGTTCGCCTCTCGCTGCTGACCTGTCAGCCTTTGGTCAAAGAGTGCCTTTAGCCCGCGCTTGATTCTCAGATACCGGTCTTCGATATCGTTGAACATCCGACTGACCTGCCGCGATGATTGCGTCGGGTCAGCTTTATTGCGCGGTACGATTGGCGTCCCGATTCTGGTTTGCGCTGTCATCATCATCTGTCAGTGGATCCTTATCGGTTTGCTTTTTATCAGGGTTAGGTGGCTGAACGACCTTGCGAGGCTCCAGTTCACCAACTGCGCGAATTTCGTTTTCATCCACCGCCGGTGTGCCGTATGCCTGCTGGGTATCCTTCGCCACGACAGCCATTGCCTGCATGTTGGCTATCTTCTCTTTTTCGCTCGGCGCGAGCAGATCAGACCATGCCAACGTGATCTCTCCGGATGATGGCGGGTCAATGACGCCTAAGGTCCAGAAGCGCTCAAGCACGCTCTCGATCACCGTCGACTGGAATCCCCAGCGGCGGCCGTTACAGCGCTTCGCCCAGTCTGTTTTGTCCTCATCGGAGGCAAGGCGCCCCGTCTGCTGGCCAAACAAGATTGTGAATGGGCACTGAATCGAAGATGCAAACTCGTTAGCGGCCACTGTCCATGTTGGAGATGGATCGGCAGCTGCCACGGAGAGAACCGACGGAGTGCCAGCCTGCATTACCAGGGCCGCATCCGTGCCACGGTTCATCTTGGCGACTTTGTCGTTAAGCGCCTCGCCCAGGTCTTTGTAGCCAGATTCTGTGGCTTGCTTTGACAGGTTCGCAATGTTGGTTTCTTTGTCGAACGCAATCCCGAGCTGGCGACTGGCATTCTTCAGGAACCCTTCAGCACTACCACCCGATACCTTTTCGAGGTCGAGCAGTTTGTTGTAGCCCGCACGCAGGAAAGGCACGCCAGAGAGCATGTTCTCGTCTTCAGAGCCTTCGCAAAGAATGATGATTCGCTCGGGGTGTACGGTAACGCCGCGCACCGGGCCATGCGTGCCATCATCACCAACTGGCTGCTCGTTGAAGTTGTACGAAACTGGCTGGCCGTACGTTTCTGAAAGCGTGTCGGTATCGAAGTTGCCTGGCTTGATCTGCGATTCCCATGCGGGAATCAGCTTAACAATGGCCTTGTCTTTCAGTCGCGCCGCCACCAACCTGTCTACCGGCTCACTCCATTCCCTGCCGTCCCGGAACTGAATTAGCAGTGCCGAGTACCGACCGACAAGATTACGGCGATCCGCATCCTTAATTTTCGGCCAGTGCTTCTTCAGCAACTTAGTGGCTGATTTCTCCCAGTCCGTTGTCTCGGTTGACTCCTTGCCGTCGTCACCGTCGATGATCGTCGGGTTATCAACCCAGCACGAATCAAGAAGCTTATGGACTGCGGCAAACGCCACCGCGTTGCGCTCGTATGCCCGGTAGTAGCGGTCGAACTCGAGACTGTTTGGATAACCGAACTCATCCCACAACTTCGTGCGTTTGGTGTTTCCCGGCTGGCCTGCGTACAGCATTCGCTGCCGCCCGATAGCATCAGCAAGGGCATTAACGAGGAATGAAACCTCGCCTTGTTGTTCACTCACTGATGAGCTCCTTAGAAGAATACTGCGCCGACCTGCTTGTGGTTGTTCTTCGCTACCGCAAAGTAACGGAAGCCGTCAGCACCGTGTGATGTGAAGTCATGAAGCGGTTTGTCTTTCCAGCACCCGCGCTTGTCGTCCCACTCCTTGCGGTAGCCTTCGAGGTGAGATATGCCCTCGGCACATTTCTCCTCATCGAATACGCAGGATGGGAGAATTTCACGCACCGACTCAATGCCGGTATCGACACCCGTTTTAGGCACAACGTTGAATGTCATCGAGTACACCTGGCCATCGATTTCATAGCCTTCCTGCGCAAGCTCTTTGCGCGATTTGGCGTCAGCGCCGAACTCGCGGTTCTCGATATCGTGCGGCCCCCAGTGCTCGCCATACTCATAGCCGCGGTCTTTCAGCACCTTCATGTAGTGCCTCAGCCCCTCGCCGGAGTTTTCGTAGTAGTCGATGATGTGGAACTCTTCGCCGACCTCGCGAACGAACCAGATCGCCGTGGAGTCACCCACACCGATATCCCAGAATGTATGAACTGGCAGGTGCGAGTTGTCCGGGATTTGGCCGATCCGCTTATTGGTGTACAGCCAGCGGAACTGCTTGGCGTAGTACGCGCCCTCGACAGACTGCTGGAACGCCTCAGCCGGAATGGTCGGGTATTCCCGCTTCATGTCGTCGCCGAGCGTTTTCTCTTTGGCGTAGTACCAGGCTTTCTGGCGCTCATTGACGACTACGCCGTGCTTCGCCTCCATTTCAGCGAAGTAATCAATCAGGCGTACCGGTAGTGATTCCACCGGGTCGATTGCGTACTGCGGATTTTTCCACCAGGAGAAGAAGAAAAACTTCCAGTCGAGGTTGGACAGTTCCTTACCCTGCAGCATGGCTTTCTCAGCCTCAGTGCAGTAGTCATAGAAATAACCAGCCCGCCCCTCAGCAGTACTCTCAAGCGTAATTACGCCACCAAGCGGCACAGCTTCGAAAGCACCGGTAACAATCTCCTTAGCCTTCTCTGGATACTTGGCACATATCTTACCGAACTCTGATACGTGCAGGCTGTACAGCGTGCCGCCTCGGAATGATGTTGACACCGTTACACTGCCGCCCTTCGCGAAGACGTATTCGCTGGTCGTCTCTTTGACGAGAGGGTTAGCCAGCTTGATATCGTCAGGCATCCGCTGATAGGCAAACTGCGTTTTGTTTCGGAAGAGCCTTTCTGCATCCGGAAGTGAGTGAGCGATCAGGGCGCATTCTTTTTTGTGGAAGATCGCCAGATCTAGCTGGATGATGCACACCTCTGTGGTAAAACCGAGTTGGCGTGCTTTAAGTATTACGTTGCGGTCGTGCATGCCATCGAAATACTCCAGTTGCTCCGGAGTCATCTTAAACGTTACACACTTTCCGTTTTTATCTTTGATTTTGTACAGGTGGTTGAGACGCCATAGCCTATTTTTCAGGAGCGCTTTCTGCTTTTCAGTTAACACAGTCACTCCTTACAGGTCTTCATCTCCTATCTCGTCCATGACAGATGCAACTGAGCTCACGGCAAGGCCGCCTGAGTGTTCAACCTTCTGCTTATTTGTGTATGCATCCCCGCACTCTTTGGCGGCCTGCTCCATAAGGGAGGCCGCCAGCGCCATGTTTCGCATGCTCTCGGCTTTTGTCATCATCCGGTCAAGCGCACGGAGACGATAGGCCTTGTTGGCGATCGGGATGTCGCTTAATTCGGTCTGGAAGCGCTTACGGGTTTCGTGGAATAACTCAACCCACTTCTGCGCCAGCCCCCTGCCGTTTGCTTTCGTCGGGTCGTGGGATTCGACCTGTTGACGAGTGATGCTCAGGCCAAATTCTTTTTTGACCAGCTCAACCACCTGGGATGGGGTATCGAAGCAGGCAAGAGACTGAACGATGAAGGCTTTGACCTCACCTTTCAGTGTCGCCATGGATTACCTGCCTGTCATAATCAGTCATATTGTTAGGCCAGCTTTAGCATGCATGTTCCGCATGACCTGGCTATATCGATGTGAGCCACTTCTGCTGGCGCATTGGCCGCATCAACGAGCTCCTGTACTTCTTTGCTGGCACCATATCGACGTACGACACCAGTGAATTCTTCGACGTCGTGGCCGCGCAGTGTAAGCACTGGCTGCCCGGTCTCTTTGTTGAACTTCGGCGCGCCGAAATCGTCGGTAGCCTGGGCAATGTGGTAAAGCTCATGCTCTACCAGCGCGCAGAACTCGAGGTCACTACATTGTGAGCAGTAATCGGCCGCCAGCGTGATGATGAACTTCGGGATGCGCCCGAACCATTCATGCATCTGCTGTTCCATTCTGGCTTTCTGCCAACCGCCGGCGCGGAGCATTACCTGTTCGGCCTGACCGAGAACTAAGCGACCTTTCTTCGCGAAAGAATCGGTCGCCCACATGAAGCAGAGGTCAGCCTCTAAGAGGTGCCCGTGGTCAGGATTATGGATGCTGCCGGTATCGCTGATGATTTGTCGGCTTATCCACTCATGCACTTCGTTAGCGGGTATCAGCCTGGTGTATGGCTGCCAGTTGTCGGAGGCGATGAAGTTAACTGGCGGATATGGCCTGCGCTCGTCATCGTTAACCATGGGTTACTCCGTAAATTCGACCTTTATTAAAATGCGATTTACTCCTCATGATTTGCTCAAGATCACTTAATAATTAATACTTTTAGCCGATCATTGAAGAGTTTTCATAAGGAGGAACTATGGGTATTGAAGAGAATTTGCTCGAAACACTGTTAAAGCATGATGTTTTCCATAATGAGGATGGAAAAGTATCAGGCATTGCCAAGCTTGCTATCGACAAAGGATATGCAACTTTATCACCGGCACAAAAGAGAGTATTACAACCGTTTATGAGTCATGGTTGTGAGGGTTATACCGATCCTGGTGGACATCACAACGGTTGCGGAAAAGTTCTGGAAGGTGCAGAGCTTGATGAGGCTTATGAACACACATGGGAGCATGGCGGCTTACTCTGCGAAGATTGTCGCGAACAAAGTGGTTATGACGATTACCGTCGTGAGAAATTTATGAAAGACTAAGATTTCGGCCTATCTCACGGTAGGCCTTTTAACTTCTTGCCGTTCTTTACTCATTTTATTCTTCTAATGACTGTTCGGCCTGCTCTGCCGGTACTGGCGTGAACTGCACGCGCTTCACATCGGCAGGTGCGAAATACAGCCACTCTCCCGTCTCGGTCGCCAGCGGCACAAAGCCGTTAACCAGCTCAGGCTGACGGCGTGACATCTTGCCCGTGTACTCGCCGCCGTCGTTCGTAGTCAGTTTGATGATATAGATGTCGGACATTGAGAGCCTCTTTATCCGCTTGAAGGGATATTTGGTTGATTATCCGTTGCAGGGGATATTGCCGTTAAGATGAGCCTACCCATGGTGATGGCAATAAAAAAACCGCCCGAAGGCGGTTAGTTTTCGCTGTAGTTAGGCTCTTCTATTGACCCTTGAAGAAAGCCTAACAATTCTGGCACTGAAATATCGTCCAGATTACGCTGTAAAAAATGGCTTTCGGTTTTATTTTGCCCATCAACGACGGTCTCGTGAACAAACCGGATGCCAATTCTATGTATCTCTACAAAGAAATTACCACCCTTAAAATACTTGCTGCCTGCTTCATATACTTCGCTAACAGTAACCATTTATCCAACTCTGCCTCATATCGACCTGTAGTATCAGAATCGTATCACTGACTCCATAAAAACAGGTAAATTGCTTGGCATTATTGAGAGGATCTTGAGGACTCTATTTTTCTGATTGCCGCCTTATCCAGATTGCACTGTCCCAGCGCCGTGTAGAGCTGAGCGTTTAACTCAAGACTTGCCTGCCATGTGAACGGAACCACCATTCCGGGGATCGGCGTGTCTGCGGTCAGGTCAGCGCTTATCGGCACCACCGGGGCCGGAACGTAAACTGTCTGCGTATTCCCGCAGGCTGTCAGCAGCTGCAGCAGGAACAAGCTGGTTAGCGCACGGATCGCCTTCAAGCGCCTGCCTGATGTAGACAATGCGCGTTTCGCCTTTCTGGGCCAGTTCGTTCTTTGCATTCTGGTTAGCCTGTGAGATGTCACGGATTAGGTTCATCACGGTGATCACGTTGTTGGTGACCGCCTCTGATGTGTTGGCTCTTACTGTCGCTTTATCGCGCTGGTCTTTATAGGTGATGGCGTTTTCGCGGTAGTGGTTCACCTTGAACGCCAGCACGCCGATTAACGCCACCACCAGCAGCTGCAGCCAGTAACGCTTTACCAGTGCGACAATCACGACAGGAACAGAGCGCGCTCCGCCTCACGCCGACGGGCCAGCCCATTCAGAACTTTACCGCCTGCTTTATTCCAGCGCAGGAACTCATCGGCAGCGCCCGCGTAATCACCGGCGTTGAGCTTTCGCAGGAGCGTAGATGTCGACAAAGACCGGGCGCCGAGGTTGTACGTGAATGACACCAGGGCGTCGAATTGCCCCTGAGTCAGACCGACTTTAACCAGGCGGGAAACGTCACTTTCGTAGCTTACCAATCCGGTCTTCAGCAATCGCTCCGCTGTCTGCTGCTTAATTGTCATTCCGGCGCGGATTGGTTTGCCGTCGACAGGCTGAGTCCAGCCATAGCCGATCGTCCATACGCCGACGCTGTCCTGGTAGGCGGTGAGTTTGCAGCCTTCGAACTCTTTGATCAGGGCTATCCCCTTTTCGCTGGTTTGCATGGACTACTCCGTTATAACGACCTTCGCCAGGTTACCGCGCGCCAGCCACACCGCCATGCAGATGACGGAGTTAAGCAGCAGATCGCCGAGGTTAACCTGTACGTAGTGGCCGAGCAGAATGTTGAAGGCGTTGAATCCGGCGGCAAGAATGACCAGATAGGCCAGCACCGCGACACTCAGGCGATGACGCTTCCCCTCTTTCCGGAAAAACATCAGCCTGACCATGATTAACAGGCAAACTATGGCGTTTGCATCCATCAGAAGAAGCTGCCATGTCATTTATCTTCCTCCCCCAGCCCCGGCATCTTCCCGCTTTTGGATTTGCGGAGAATACGCAGCAGGACTGCCACGGAAATGGAAGCAGTGACAATTGCACCGACAGCTGGCGATACCTCAATGCTGGCCGGTGGCTTCATCAGGCTTAACGGCGTGTTGATGATTCCGGCCATGATTTTCGCCATGGGAACGGAGAAGAACACGCCACTGATAAACGATATCAGCGCAAAGATAGCCTGCTTCCAGAGTTGATGGGGATCTGAGGTCAGAACGTATAGCGCCGTTCCGGCGAGTGATCCGAGCATCACTGCTGGAGTCGCCTCCGGAAACAGCGTGGCAAAGGTTACACCGACTGATGACGATGTAAGACCAACGCCTACGATAGTGAAGGTCTCAGACATATTTATTCCGTGTGTAGTTGGTTCAGGCCCTCGGGACGATTTAACAAGTAGGCGTGTCGATGATGGTTCCCGGAGCCTGAAAATAAAAAAGCCAGCGACAGGCTGGCAATGTGAGGGTAAGGCAATGTCGGCTCTCTGGCCGAAGGGTCCCAGGTAGTGGGTTCTGTGTGTGGCGATCGGACTCGAACCGATACTCAGGTTCAGCATTAGCATCGTGCCTGCCCTGCTGGCTATGCCAGTTGATGCATTACTCTACCCATTCAACCCGCAAGCGGGAATTGAGTTACACCACAACGGATATAGCACTGGACGCCCGGATGGCATTAGTCGCGTCTTCCGGATTTCGCCTTGTTCAATGCTCTTTCCTGTTGTGCAGTTACAAAAAAGGCCGCCTAAGCGACCTGTTTTAAATTTCTTCTTTATGGGTTTCGGTTGAATGGTTCGACGGTGAAATCAGTCATCCTTCCGCTCGCTTCTAACCCTGCAATAAAGCCAGAAAGCAGATTGGTATACATATCAGCAGTCGCTTCACTCTCAACAAATCCGCTAATAGTGTCGAAGCGCTTTCCATCCCAGTAAAGACCCTCAGGAATAGGGAAGGCATGCTTAAATTCCATTACCGTGGAGCTTGAATCAAAGTCCATATCAACCTCGTCTTAGTTGCTCGTCATTGTTCGCTATGGCAGGCGGTGACGATACCGCTTTTCGATTGGCCTATCTAGCCACAGCCAACTAAAAAGCCCAAGGCGTTAACCTCGGGCTTGAATTATTTATGTCGACAATCAAAGCTATGGCGACGATATCAGATTTACATGAAATATATGCGTTTCAGTTCGGTTTTGCAAGAGTTGAGTGCGAATTTGTCGCCTTTTGTTGTGAACGTGATCGCGTTACTGAGATAAGCGCACCACTATCGAGGCGCTTAAAGCTGTTCCGCATCGCCAGCCAGTGAGGCAGATAGGTTTCTGTCCAGGTGGATTTCGCCACGCCCGCCAGTTCCGCGAGCGCCTGGTATTCGTACATCTCGCGCCCCGCCAGCTCTGCCTTCACGTCCTGCGCCGCCAGCCATATCAGTTTCTTCAGGCGCTCCATCGTCTTGCCAGCCACCTTCTTCGCACCGAGCTGTTCCCGGAACTCTGCCCACGCCCACTGAGTTATCGCCACCTGGTACTCGAAGCTGATATTCTCGCTGTAGTTCCAGAGCAGCCATGCTTTTTGATGGTCTTCCAGAGACAGTACTGCACGGCGCCAGGATGCGGTACCGAACTCTACCGGGCTGACCAGCGCGATGGATGAGCCTTTGGCGCGGGACTGGCTGCCGCTCATCGGCGGGCCGTCCGGGTTGACCATGCGCTGCTTATCCTTGTCGAATACCTTTTTCCTGCCCCGGCTGCGCGCCGTCGCGGTGAATTGTGCGTTCTCGGCGAAAGCTACCAGTTGACCTTTCGTCGCCCCGCTCAGATCTGCGGTCGCCACAATGAGCTGCTGACGTACGTATTCCAGTTGCTGACTGTTCATGCGGCTTCCTTCTGTGGCTGGTTGGTTTTTGTTTGGCTGTGCTTTGCTACTGGCGGCATGCTGGCGCGCTTTACGCTTTCGGCCTGGTACCTCAGGAAGTCTGTGTGGTTCATTCGGCCTCCAGTTCGGTGATGGTCAGTTCAAGCCTGCCGCCTTTGACGATTGGCATCCTCTTCACGCTGTAGTAGTCGACCTGCTGGTCATCGAGCCAGAAACCGGATTTCGTCAGGGCGTCGAACGCGGCCTTTTGCAGATTGTCCAGGTCGCGGCGGCGGCGATCCGGCATATGGCACTCAATGCGTATTTTCACGGGTGTAGCCAGGCCGATATCCAGCATTGAGTCTTTGATGATTCTGGCGACACTGTCGCGGTACGCCTGCCCCTCTGTGCTGATGTGCGTGCGCCCGCGGTTATGCCGGTAGTAGCGGTTGTTGCTCGGCGGCCACGGGAGGCTGATGCGATATTCATTCATGCTTTTACTAGCCCCTCTTTCAGCCAGATAACCTGTGTGCGGGCCATGCCCTCCAGCGCGCAATCCTTTGCATATTCCGCATCGACCAGACGGGTGCGGCGATCAATCTCGTCGTGGCAACTGCTGCATGCGATGGTGGCGATCAGGTCAGGCGGCTTGATTCCGGTCCCGCAGAGACCAGCAAGACGAATGTGAGCCAGTACTGAGGTTTCAGGATTGCCGTTGCATACGCCGGGGATCCGCACCTGACATTCGCGGCCGCGCGCCGCCTTGCATAAATTAGCCATGCGCCCTCCGTGCCGCGAGACGCAGCCATTTCTGATCCACCAGGCGGGCGGTGTAGCCTTTCAAGGTCGGGATGTCGGACGGCTTAACCGCGGGCTTACGCTTGCGGCGCGCAGGAACGCGGAAGATTTCATTGGTGATGACGCGGGAAAGTGGGCTACTCATTGCGCTCACCCCAGCGTTTCGCCCATTCAATTTCGAGGCGTGATTTTTCGCTGAACTTGACGTTCTGCTGAGTTCCGAACCAGTAGATAGCCTCAATGACTTCGACCATCTGGCGGACAGTCATCTTACTGGTGCGCTGACCGAACATCACAACGCCACCATCAAGGCCGGGGGCCATGCGCTGCTCTTGCTTTTTGGACTTGGCGACCATAGCGGTGATCAGGTCTTTCCAGTCGTCAGAATCGTACTTATTGCCAAACCACGTAACCTGGTCGGAGAGGTCTTTAAGCAGCGGCCACATTTTTTTGTTCTGATCGAGGGTGCGCGTCATTTCCTTGATATCGAGAACCAACGGGCGCTTGGCGTCCACCGGCAGCTCCCGGATGAAGTTGATAGCGTTTTGCTTGATGGCGTCGTTGACGAGGTGGAATTGCTGCTTCATACGGCACCTCCGCAGAGGTCAAACGCAGAATGCAGAAAATCGCAGGTGCATTTCTGCATCTGTGACAAGGTGAAGAGTTCAGATTGTGGTCGCATTTAAGTCCCCTTAAATGCGCAGAAGTCACCGGAGTTGTTCAGGCTCCGATGACATGATTATGGCGGGTTGATTATGGAAAATCAAAGTCTCTTTTGTTGTTGTGAGGCGTTGATTGTATTAACAACATGGAAAACATCTTCTTTGACATTCCAATAATCCCCACAAGTAACCTTTATGCAGGTATTTCCACAAAGGGCGGTTATCAGGATAATGTGATCAGAATTTATGAACACTGGGTTATTATTTAAATCAGTAAGTTGAATAATCATATTTCCCTCTCAAATGTGAACCTATTTTATACCATCATCCTGAGATTAATGGCCACAATAGCTGGCAAGCATGTAAAAATTCATTCAATTCAAATGCTTTAAGGATTCCTCACCTCAAAAGCAGCTTCCGGAACGGTATCAGCAATCCAGCCGGAGCATTTCCTGCACCGAAAAACAGTTACACCATCCTGCGAATAAACAAACTGACCTATCACCTCTGGCTCAACGTTCTCATCAAGATAAAACGGTCTCTTCCTGTCGGTGCGGCCGCATGACTTCGGATCGGAGTTTAACTCGATGCTGATTGGCTCACCGCAGATGCATGTACCCTGGATGATTTCCATCACTTCTCCTCCTTCTTCGCCAGCTCCTGCATGGCATCGCCGTAGCGCTCCATTCCTTTTGCGAGCGCCTGAGTCACCTCCTGCTGCGGTGCTGCTGCGAGCATGGCCTTATAGCGATCCGGGAAGCGCGGTCTTTCCCATGGCATACCCATCGCCTCGCACATCTGATAGGTCGGCTCAACCGGCACCAGAGCGTAACCATCCGGAATCACCGGAGAGTTGCCAGTCACAACGTCGGCGCGAACATACAGCGTATCATCCTTGTGCTGATTGTCGCTGCACCATGTTAACTCGCTGAACTCGCCGTTATCCGGCCATACTCCAGCAGTCTGAAGCCAGATATGCTCTGGCGCTTCCTTGCATGGCGTGTTGGCTGGTAACTTGTAAGCCGTCGTTACAGGTTCGGCACCCTGAAGCATAGCGGCGCGGCAGGCTTCCCACGCAGCCCATTGCTCCCTGGCCGGTAGGTGTGCGTACAGGTCAGGATGCCACTTGTTGCGTTCAATATTCGCCATGCAGTTTTTTTCGAATAGCTCGCGTGATTGTGCTTCATCCATCACAGATACCGGTGCTGGCGGGGCGGTGAACAGTGGAATCCAGTTTGAATGTTTCGCACACCTGTGCATGCTGGCAGTATCACCTCCAAAACTATGCTCTGTAATAACTTCAGTCATGCATCTTGATTTTGTGAGGTACGCCACAGCCTCCGCTTCGAGCGATGCCAGCGCCAACTTGAACGCCTGAAGCTCAATGGCACTGTTGGTATCCAGTCCAAACGGTAATTCATCACGATTGGCTTCGTATTCAGCGATAGTTTGCTTCAGCCATTCTTTGGTTAATTCAGCCATATCCCTAATTCCCCTTGATGCTGACTTTGACGCCAACCTTGCGAATCTCATCGGCGCATCTGTTCACGATACTCCGGTGAAACTCACAAAAAATTTTCGCCGACTGCGGCCCTAATGGGTGAACATCGTGCGCACGCGGCAGTACAACCTCCCGCGCCTCCAGCTCAGCAATCCGCTTCTCTGCGGATTCCCATTTCGCGTGCAGCAACGAATAGTTTTCGCTGGCTGTCTTAATGACTTGGCGCAGATTATCTGCATCCATATCGTCAATCACCGGAAGCAGCATGTTCGGCGTGAGAATCTCATTCAGGCGCTTGTCTTTGGCTTCCAGCTCATCCAGCAGCGCCAGCACATTGCTGCCATCATCCATCGGCCAAGCACTGAGGACTTCATCGCCCTGGTATTCCAGTAATTCGTCCCCATCCTCGTCACGCCAGATGCCTTCGGCGCCCATAATGGCAAACGTTTCATAAATGTCGCCTTCTCCATCCCAGTTATTTCGAAACAGGACTGCATATTTGCCTGGCTTCAGTTTGTCGATGTTGCTCATTGGGCGGCCTCGCTGGTTAACTTTTGGAGAATGGCATCAAGAGCCTTACGTTTTCCGATATACCCGCCACCAACCCACTCACCACGAAGCAAGGCGTAAAATTTTCCGTCGTCTTCATGATAAGGTCCACGTATAGACCAGTCGGTTGTGATAGCGTCGATCGCCTTTTTAGTTTCTGAGAAATCCATCATGCTCATGACTGCACTCCTTTGCGAAGCTGATGGGCTACCATCGCGCAGATATTCGGGGCATCTGAGAAATCATCTTCATCGGATGTAACCAATTGGCGCACGCACTCGTCGGCACCCTGAGCCCGCACTTCAGCCAGGAAATCGTCGGTGGCTGGGGTTTCAGTGGACGGAAGAAGCGTGTAATCAGACCATCCAATCCAACCGTTTTCCTCTGAAGGTTTTTCGAATTTATTTTCAACGGCTTTCTGAACAATGACGCCCCAACAGATGGTGTCGGTTTCCTCTGACCATCCCTCTGAAGATGCTTCGTCTCGCTCCCCGGCAAGGTCAGCATCTGCTGAATTCATTGCCAATTCAGCAGAGTCATGCTCTTCAAACCCAGCAATTTCGCTATAGCTGAAGAACTTAAATCCAGACTTCAGCCCCGCATTCTCCGCAGCCAGCGCCGCGCATCTGGCTTCAAGTGCGGCGTAGTCTTCGTAATCAACAAGACTTCCATTCGCATCTTCAAATACCGATGATGTCCCATTCACCTCATAACGTTTCACGCTCATACCCCTACCCTCACCCAAACCATTAATACTCGCCTCATCGCCGGACTGTTCCGGCACTCCTGGCAGATCACGTTCACCGAATCAGCACGGCGGCCTGCTTTCTTTTTTGCCTGCGCCAACGAATAAACACGGTGACCTTTTGGGCCTTCAAACTTCAGTTCGCCAGAGTTGACCATCACCGAAATAACGCTGGAGATGCTCCGGTAACTGGTACCCATGGCCTCAGCAATTTGAGTGGCTCCCAGTTTGCTACCATCACTCAGTACGGATGCGATCCGCGCCGGATAACTCTCATCACTGACTCTGCGTGCGGCAGCACTGCTGAATGCGCCATTCAACGCCCGGTTCTTCAGGTGGAGAGCACCAGCACCTTTTCGCCACTCCTGATAGTCAGCTTCACTTGTGAAGTAACCGAAGCCCGCCATGCTGAAAATCAGCCCCAGGTTGCGCAGTGCAGCAATTTCACGGTCCAGTCCCTTACCACTGATTCCAATCACCACGATGAGGTCAGCGCGCTTAACAGGCTGGTTAGCGGCCACGTAATCAACGATGCGTTGTTTTAAGCTGTCCATCTCACACCATCCCGTTCGACTTGTTGCGGTTGTACTTCGCCTGGAGTAACTGGATCGGCGTCGGCCCATGCTCGGCAGCTGGTGCTGCAATTGCCCGGCGTACCGGCGGTACTGGCTTACCCTCGGTGACGCGCTTCTCCCACATGTCCAGCAGATCGCCCGCCTCGCGTGCCAGCTCACCATGCGTTAACTGGCGCTCTGTGCTGCGGTGGCGCAGTTCAACGCAGATGTGGTACATGACCGGCTGCGTCCAGGGGAATTGCTCGCTGGAGTTGAACTCGAACGAGCGGTTACGCCAGTCCCAGTATTCGGCAATAACCTGGTCAACGGTGATGCCCAGCACCCCGCCGCTCTGTTTGCACCAGGCGACGAACTGGCCCGGCGACGGCAGGAATGGGCGCTCCTGGCGGCGGGCAATCCGCATACCGGCATCGACTTGCGCCATTGAGTGGATCCCGTTCTCCTGAAACGCCAGTAGCCACTGACGACGGAATTCGTTCAGGTCGTCCTGGGTGCGGAAGTTCGCCATGCTGGCCGGGAACGCGGCACGCAGCTCGTTGAACAGCTTGTTGAATACCTGCGCCACCTGATCGACTGGCGCGCGCTCCTGGTATTGCTCTGGCAGGTTATGGGCCATGCGGCTCATCTGCTCGCGGTCGTGGTTACGCATCTGCTCTGCAAGAGATTTCATCGCATCACCTCATAGGCCCAGTCAGTGTTGTTGAAGTCCAGCTCCGGCTTAGCGTCACGCTGTTCACTTCCTGCGTTACGCTGCATCGTCAGCTTGTCCCACTGCTTGCGCAGGCTTTCAGGGCTGAGGATGTTGGTCTGCCAGAAGTGGTGCTTGCTGGCCCAGTCGTACAGCGCGCAGATGTCCTGGTGCGACCGGTTGTCTATCTGGCGCATCAGGCGAACGGTGTTAGACCAGGAGGTCATGTCCGGGGCTTTACAGGTTGGGTTTATCAGTTTCACCCTGGTGGAAATCCACTGGGCAGTTTTGAGGTCTTCAGCCGATCCCCACTTCGCACCGGATGGTGTGTAAATCGAAGCTTCTGGATGAGCTGATAAAAATTTCTTCAGACGTGCGTCGGAGGATTCGTCAGAATTCTCGGACGAAGATCTTTTAATGTTTTTATTGTTGTTATTACATTGTTGTTCATGATTCTCGGGCAAACGCTCGGGTGAATGCTCGGTGTAATGCGCGGAACCACCTTCCGAAGGCGCGCCATTACTGGACTCGTCATGCTCGGCATTAAGCTCGGACACATGCGCGGTGAAACGCGCGGGTAAATCGTCCATTTTTTGAGCATACTCGGCGTAATTTGTGATGGTTATCACAGAGCCTTTTCGCTTCTCTCCGGAGCGGGAAATCATTCCTTCACGCTCGAAAACATCAAGCATCCTGTCGACGGCGTGGCGACTGCATGGCTTACCTTCCCTGTCGCATAAGTTCAGCCCAAGATCGGCCGAAGTTGTTACCAGTTGTCCGGTTTGTAGCGGCCATTGGCGCCCCTTGAAGTTTGCAGTGTATGGCTGGCGAGCAGCACACAGCAGCAGGTTTTCCCACAGCGTGCGCAGGAAGACGTCCTTCGACCAGGTTTGCTTCAGAACACTCCGGTACAACGGGATGAATCCGGTTTTCTGGTTCTCCATCCGGTTGCTCCTGGCGGCGGAATGCGCCGCGAAATTTGCGTAAGCGACGTTCGACACAGTTAAACCTCCTGCGCCTGGCGTTTTGGATTAGCGTTTGTCATAATGACCTCGCAATTGACTAGCGTTTGTTGCACCAGAAAGTCGGCTCTGTTCGCGCAGACCGGCTTTCGCCATTTCTGTAGTTCTCACATGACCCCCAGCATCGATGTAACCATCGTCATCAGCGGCCCTACCTGCTCCGGCATGAGGCGGAACAGCGACGCTATACCCTCGCTTACCTCTTTCAGCTTCTGATGCTCTGGGGCGTCCAGCAGCACGGCCTGTTTAGCCTCGGCACACTCTTTCATCGCAGTAGCGATCAGCGACATCGTGTCGTTCTGCGGCGCCAGGCGGTTGCGAAATTCCAGTGGAAGTACCGCCATGATTGCGGGCGTCAGTTGGCGCACGTTCTCGCGGTACTGCTCAGAGTCGAAACGGTTATCCAGAAAGCGAAAAAGTTTCTGGCGCGCCCTGCTGATGTCTTCCGGGAAGCTGATGGCGGTCCCGCCCTGCTCCCGGTATTCGTTGATGATCAGCGCTGACACCACGTCCTGATTGTCCAGCGCCGACGACCATGCCCGGACCGCATCGCGGATCTTTTCGTGGTCTGGCGCCGCTTTAGGTTGAGCGCGGTTTATCACCGCTCCCGGGTGTATTCCGGTATTGTGTTGATACGCAAGTGAATGCATTGCTTTCCCTTTCGTTGTTAGGGCCGCCGGTCAGGCGGCTTTAGGTTTACTGATTTCAAGAATCTGGTTTTCGGTAAACTGACCACCAGATGCAGCTGCTATTTTGGACGCATAGCCTGTTTCGCCTGTGTAATCGGTGCGCGGCAGGCAACCGCTATTAATCCACTTATAGATAGCGCGGGGAGTGCGCCCGCAAGCCTTCGCCACCACCGGTACACGGATTTGCTTGATGATGTCGCCAAGGTTTTTAGGTTGCATTTTTTAACCCTCAAATTGAACTGTAAGTACATATTATGTCGGAACTGATAGTTCACGCAAGTGATATTATGATTGAACCTATGGTTCAAGAAGAGAAAGCGCGTACAGAGTTTTCCCAACGGCTAGCGCTGGCCTGCGATAAAGCTGGTTTACCTGCTCATGGGCGTCAGGCTGAAATTTCCAAGCGAATGAAGCTAACGCCAAAAGCAGTAAGCAAGTGGTTCAATGGGGAGGCTATTCCAAGACGTGGGAAGCTGCAGGAACTGGCGGCTATAATTGGCACATCCTCGTCTTACCTGTTAGGCGATAGTGCAGCAGATGGCATATCTGAAGGGCATATGGCGATGAGGGACGATTCTTTCCGTGTAGACGTTTTCGATATTCAGGCTAGTGCTGGGCAGGGAGTTCTCGTGCGAGATGAATTCATTGAGACCATCAGATCCATAGAGTATTCAAACGAAGAGGCTCGTACAGTCTTCGGTGGGCGCCCAGCTGACCACATAAAAATGATTGCTGTGAATGGCGATTCGATGTCTGGCACGTTCGAGCCACGAGACCAGATCTTCGTCGACGTCAGCATCGACTGCTTTGACGGTGACGGCATATACATCTTCGTTCTGGACAATGATCTCTACATTAAGCGCCTTCAAAAGCAGCACAAAAAATTAGCTGTGATATCAGACAACAAAAAGTATGAGACCTGGTACATCGAAGATGGTGATTTTTCTTCTCTCCGCATCTGCGCGAAAGTGCTGGTAAGCCAGTCAAGGGCATACAGATTTCATAGCTGAGGAAGTTAAGCATGGAAGCAATTAAGGTTACAGATCTGAGTGATGGAAGCGCCTTGTACGAGCTTGGCGACTACTTCATAACCTGCAAATTAAGCCAAGATAAACGGTGGCAACTAGGGGCTTTTAAGCGTGATGAAAGCAACCTTAGAGATGACACTCTGGCGGTTTTGAATAATGAAAGATTCATGTTCATGGTTAAGCTTGGCGGACAGTTCTCTCCTAAGCCTCAATGCATAGCTGTTAACGGACGATTTTTATTTTCTGTCCATACCGGCAAAGACAACAACATGGCTGCAGCCATAGTCATGGATAACACCGGAAGAGAGCTATTCAAGATAGAAACTTCCACTCATATCATTAGTTCTGCCATATCTGAATATGGCCGCTATATCGCCCTATCGTTTGCCGGTAGCAAAAACAAAGATGATTTTTACGCGCACCGGCTTGAGGTTATAAATATCGATACCGGAGAGGTGTTGATGTCTGTGATCAAAACAGACTTCCTTCGATACGCTGAACTTTCAGTTGTTGAGCCAGACGGCGGCCTTTTCGCAACTTTCAATGGCCGCACAAGGCTTGTTGATGTGACGAACCTATAAAAAATCAAACCAGCCCTAATCCTCCACGCCTCAATCAATAAAAAAATAGAAAATATTTCTCCTTAAAGTTCATAAAGATAATCACATATGAACTTCCCATTCACATAAAATGTACTTTTGGTACTTTACATGAATGAACTACTAGTACATTATCAACCCATCGAAACGAAACATCGACAGCTGAGCGAAGTTAGCCAGCGGCGGAGTGGAGATTCGGTCAGTCGAACGGCGCGACAGTAAACCATGCGTCGGACGCCCGGCGGGCTCAGGGAGAGCGGCAATGGTGCGTAACTGGAATGTTTTGTAGTGGGGTGTGGCTGGGCCTGCATGGACTGATCACCCATGAAAACTTCGGTTCGAATCCGGAGCACTCCACCACAAAGCATTTCTCCCGCATCAGCGGGTAACGACAGAGGGTAAGACGATGAAGTTTGGCAAAACAAAATGTAATCCATCAACCGACAACGGTGAGGCAAACAGCGTGACTATTGGCAATATCACAATCAGTCAGTTCGGCGAAGGCGGTGTATGGCTTGAGGATGGTGATATAGACGCTGGTTCATTTGATGAAGCCTTGTTCGCAGAGCACATCAAAAAGTTTTACGACGAAAATCTGTGAGTAGATAAGCCGCCTAACCAGCGGCTTTTTTCATACCCAAACGGGTTCTAAGAGCCTGTTTCGTTATGACAACCGGCGGCCATCCACCGCCACTTTTTTTGTTTTGCCGCACAAGCGCAGAAGTCTTGTATTAACCGTTCCGTTCGCCGCGATAAGGCCAAGAGGATTTATGAGCAATAAAACTGGAGGGCGCGCTTTCCCGTGCGATTCTATCGTGGAGCGCGACGAAGTTGGTCAATTACATGGTTTCGAAGTCAGCTCTGGCGGCATGACGCTGCGCGATTACTTCGCTGCAAAAGCATTGTCTGGCTGGCTGGCAAGCTATCCGGAGTCGTGCACACACCCTATTGTTGCTGGCAATGCCGATGAAGTTGCGAAGCACTCATACATGCTTGCCGACGCAATGCTCCGCGCCCGGGAGGCATCATGACAGTCACCCACAACGGCAAGCAGTACTCCGTAAAGCGCTGCGCTCTGAATAATAACGAATGGCGGCTAACGTCGCTAACCAATCCGCGCGAACAGGTCACGCTGAACCGCTGGCAGATGCATATCGCTGGCCTCCTGAAACAGGTTGAGGTGATGGTATGATTGGAATGCACTACGGCACCGCATCAGTGCCACGTAGCGAGGTTTTACCGGGCACACTGCTGCAACACCACGGTAAAACTTATCGCGCCTCTGCGAACGTTGAGAAAGGCCTGTACGCCTTCAACATCTTCGAGAAAACCATCATCAAAAGTGATTCCGTCGTTGTGCTCCTGAATGAGCGCGGCGAGCCGATGGTTCACTGAGGCCGCTGATATGGAAATCAAAACTCCAGCAAATCCAAGCAAAAAGGCGACCGCCAGGGTAAAGAATCCTCTTCCCGCGCCAACCAGTTGCCACCTGTGCTCTGGTTCAGTGCGGATCGGCACTCATGGAGAAGTCTACGGACGCGACTTCAGTGACTGGCCGTATGTCTATTTGTGCGAATTTTGCGGTGCATACGTCGGCCTTCATCCTTTTACAGCGATCCCGCTTGGGACTCTGGCAGACAAGCCCACCCGCGACGCGCGCAAGAGCTGCAAGTTGCCTTTTGAACGTATCTGGAAGTCGGGAGCCATGACGCGCACTGAAGCTTATCAATGGCTGGCCGGCAAGATGGGTATACCTGTTCACGAATGCCACTTCGGATGGTTCACCGTAGAGCAGTGCCAGACTGCAATGCATCACTGTAACGACTGGCTAAACCGCTAACCACTCTATTCAACCGATCGGCCTGGCTATCTGCGGGCGGGATCTGCACATCCAAATTTCAGGAGAAAACATGAGCGAAGTAACGGACTTAACTGTCATCGAAATCAAGCCGGAGCAGGCACCAGTGCTTTACGTAGCTGGCGGCCTTGATGCTTACCTCGAGCAAATCCGCCAGGCAGTAAACGAAGTGCCGGACCTGTCCACGAAGAAGGGCCGTGACCGTGTCGCCTCTCTGGCTGCGCAGGTGTCCCGCAGCAAGACGGCAATTGAAAAGCCGGGCCGTGAGTACCTGAAGCGCCTGAAAGAAGCTGTGCGCCCTGCTGAGGCCGAAATTAAGCGATTTGTTGATGCCTGCGACGAGCTGCGCGATGCCACCCGTCGACCGCTAACCGAATGGGAAGCCGAGCAGGAACGCATTAAGGCTGAAGAAGCCATGAACGCGCTGCACGCCGAAGCTCTGGAAATGAACATCAAGTTCGATCAGGAACTGGCTGCCAAGATCGAAGCAGACCATGAAATGGCTCTTCTGATGAACAAGGATATCGACCGTGACCGCGAAGAGCAGCGCAGCCTGGCGGAACAGGCTCAGCGTGAGCACGAAGAGCGACTGAAGCAGGAAGCGGCTGACAAAGCCAAGCGCGAAGCCGAAGAGAGACATAAAGCGGAACTTGATGCTGCAGCGCGTCGCGAGGCTGATGAGAAAGCTCGCGCAGATGCCGCAGAGCGTAAACGCAAGGAAGATGCTGACCGGGCAGAACGTGAGAAGCAGGACGCAATCGCAGAAGAAAAACGGAAAGCGCAGGAAGAAGCGGATCGCATCAAGCGTGAAGCTGAAGCGAAAGAAAAGGCTCGCCTGGCCGAAGAGCAGCGCAAAGCCGACGAACAGGCAAAACGTGAAGCTGACGTGAAGCATCGCAAGACGGTCGGAACCAATATCGTTAACGCACTAACCAGCCACACCAGCATTACGCGTGAACAGGCTATTGAGGTGCTGACAGCCATCAAGGATGAGCTCATTCCAAGCACAAAAATTAACTACTGAGGTGATTCATGAATATCACATGCGAGTGCGTGGACATGCGCACATCTGTTGGCCCCCACAACACCATCAAAGTTGAGATGGAAGGCGTTGTGCTTGCCGGTACCGTTAAAACCCGTGACGTGCTACCACAGCTCGACGGCGCAGAAGTCATCGAATGGCTGGCTGAGCAGGGTTACGTCATCACCCATCAGGAGCGTGCAGCATGACGGCAGCAGAACTGTGGGATGAAGAGTCATTCCTGCGCCTTATGCGCGACGTGCTGCCAGAAAAGCCGGAGGGTGATGACGAGCCAGTTAACCTGGCCGCCGAGCGGCAGAACCCGGTCATTAGCTGGGATGAATTTGCGGGGAATTACACATGAACCTTGATGGATTAGATGCGCCATTTGCCAGCGAGGATATTGAGTGGCGCATTCAGCAGGCGGGAAAAAACAATAACGGCATCTGGGCTAAGGTGCTGGCCTACGTAACCAACCGCGCAATCATGAAGCGGCTTGATGAAGTATGCGGCAAGGCTGGCTGGCGTAACGAGTACCAAGATATTCCGAACAATGGCGGCGTTGAATGCGGTATTTCCATAAAAGTCGAAGGCGAGTGGATCACCAAGTGGGATGCGGCAGAAAACACACAGGTTGAAGCTGTGAAAGGTGGCCGCTCTGGTGCCATGAAACGTGCAGCCGTGCAATGGGGTATCGGTCGATACCTCTACAACCTAGAAGAAGGGTTCGCAGTGGTTTCAGCAACACGTGCGCCCGGTTTCCACTACGCAAAATCAAAAGAAGTTGGCGCGTTCTACTGGAAAGCACCAGCGCTCCCCGGATGGGCATTGCCATCAGGAGCACCGATTGAGAAGAACCAGCAGCCTCATGATGGTCAACAGCAGGAAGACCAGGCACCTCAGTCAGTGGATGCGGACAAAATCCTCGCCGAATTCACTGCATACGCCAGTTCGGAAAATGATGGCGATCAGCTAAAGCATCGTTATGAAGATACATGGAAATTACTGAGCGGATTTGCTGAGCACCAGGCCAAATGCAAAGACGTTACTGGCATTCGACTTAAAGAACTTAAACAGGCGGCGTAAATGGCTAGCAAAGGCGTAAACAAAGTGATCCTCGTCGGTAACCTCGGGCAAGACCCCGAGGTCCGTTACCTGCCATCCGGAGGCGCAGTGTGCAGCGTGACGCTGGCGACATCGGAGTCATGGCGAGATAAGGCTACTGGCGAGCAGAAAGAGCAAACGGAATGGCACCGCGTCGTTCTGTTTGGAAAGTTGGCCGAGGTGGCTGGGGAATACCTGCGTAAAGGCTCTCAGGTCTATATCGAGGGCCAGCTGCGCACCCGCAAATGGACAGATCAGGCTGGCGTCGAGAGGTACACCACCGAGGTTGTAGTAAACGTCGGCGGCACAATGCAGATGCTGGGTGGTCGTCAGGGCGGTGGTGCGGCACCAGCAGGTGGCGGCCAACCGCAGAGCGGAAATCAGTTCAGCGGCGGCGCACGGTCTCGTCCTCAGCAGCAGTCGGCACCAGCACAATCTAACGAACCGCCAATGGACTTCGACGACGATATACCCTTTTGAAGCATCTCCCGGTCAGGAGAAACCAATGAACAAATTTACCCCCGAGTATCGAAAATATCTTCTCCGGCCAATCCCTGACCGGAAGCTTTCACCCTCTGAGCGAGCAGACCGCAAAGAGCTTTACCAAATCATCCAGCAAGAAAGAGCCAACGACGATTCACCCCCTGCTCCATCCAACTACACGCCAGCTGACCCATATATCAACGACAACCGCAAAGGTCTCGGCGGTGCTTCAAGGAGTGACTAATGACTCACGCTCACGACGACATCAGGGTTGGCAAACTGTGTCTTCCGTTCATTGGTAACGGCTGGCTAATGCCATGGGGTGAAGTGGTCAGCAATCCATTAAAGGCGCAGCGGCTCGCTGAGGAATATCGGGAAAGGCAGGAGGCGGCATGACCGAAAAATACGCTCTTATCTACGCTGATCCTCCCTGGTCTTACGGCAACACCATCAGCAACGGCGCTGCCGCCGATCACTACTCAACCATGAAGCTAATCGACATTAAGCGCCTGCCGGTGTGGGAGCTTGCCGACGAAAACTCGGTGCTGGCGATGTGGTACACCGGCACGCATAACCAGGAGGCTATCGAACTGGCCGAGGCCTGGGGATTTACCGTTCGCACGATGAAGGGCTTTACCTGGGTGAAGCTGAATCAAAATGCCGAGTTGCGCATCAACAAGGCGCTGGCCGAGGGTGAAGTCACCGACTTTTACGACTTCCTCGATCTGCTTAACGCCGAGACGCGCATGAACGGCGGCAACCACACCCGGGCCAACACAGAAGATCTGCTGATTGCCACCCGCGGCGCTGGGCTGGAACGTAAGCACGCCGGGATTAAGCAGGTGGTCTACAGCCCGCTCGGCGCGCACAGCGAAAAGCCGTGGGAAGTGCGAAACCGGCTGGAGCTGCTTTACGGTGATGTGCCTCGCATTGAGCTGTTTAGTCGCAGCGCAGCGCTAGGCTGGAGTCACTGGGGAAACCAGTGCGCCACCGCTTCCGTTGAGCTGATCCCCGGCTGCGCCATCGACGTTGTGAAGACGGAGGCCGCATGACGCCAGCAGCTTATTACAATGAAATCGACCCGTTTGCTGCCCAGTGGCTGCGCAACCTGATCGCCGGCGGGCATATCGCACCTGGCGAAGTTGATGAAAGGAGTATTGAAGATGTCACACCTGACGATTTGCGAGGATTCACGCAGTGCCACTTCTTCGCCGGAATTGGCGTCTGGTCTCATTCCCTGCGCCTCGCCGGATGGCCTGACGATAAGCCAGTCTGGACCGGCTCCTGTCCGTGCCAGCCTTTCAGCGCGGCAGGCAAAGGAGATGGGTTTGCTGACGAGCGGCACCTTTGGCCCCACTTCTTCCATCTCATCAGCGAGCGCAGACCTCAGCATGTCTTTGGCGAACAGGTTGCAAGCGGTAACGCAAACACATGGTTCGACCTTGTACAGGCAGACCTGGAAGGAGTGGGATACGCCTTCGGGCTTATGCCGTTTACGTCAGCGGGCGTCGGTGCGCCGCACATCAGAGAGCGGGCCTACTGGGTGGCCCACGCCAGTAGCGAATACGAATCCACAACCGGAGACGAAGCGGGGTCTGCAACACGTCTCCGGAGCTGCGCGATTGACGGGGTGGCAAACACCGGTGGCGAACGACTCAACCGGATCGACTCATTGCTACAGCGGGAAGAATCAGGACGGATCACCAAAAGTCTGCCTGAAACTACCGGGCACAGCACTATTGACGGGCTGGGTAACACCGACGTCACGAGACTGGAAAGACACATCAGGGATGACAGCGCAGCGGGATGGGAAGGAGCGGCTGGATCAGTTACCACGCCAGGCTTACACAGCAGGCCCCTTGAGGTTAACGGTTTTTGGCGAGATGCGGACTGGCTCTTATGTCGAGATGGCAAATGGCGTCCAGTTGAACCCGGCACATTCCCGCTGGTTGCAAGGTTTGCCAAAAGCCTGGGACACGGAAAGTCCTCATTACGAGCAATGGCTGGACGCAACCGCACAGGCCGACTTAAGGGCTACGGTAACGCCATAAACGCACAGGCTGCGGCTGAATTCATCCGGGCCTATTTGGAGGTGTCATGACGCCAGAAACAGACAACGCCATCCGCTCCGCCTGTCGCCGCTGCACCGAGGAAATACAGCAGGCCATGCGCAAGAAGCCAAAGCCTAACTGGAACGAAACGGTGCCTCCCATCATCAACAAGCATCACAAGAAAATTGAAGCTCTTGGAGTTAGCCTCCTGGAGTTCGTCGTTTACACAGGGCGGCTTAATCGCCGCTTCGGAGCAGAACAATGACAACAGAATTTAAAGCCCTACCCGTCGAACGTAACCAGTATGGCTACTGGACCCACCCGCTTTACGATGAATTTTGTGATGGCCGCGAATCCATTTCGCCCATTGAGTTCGACGCGTGGCTGGAAAAGAACAGCCTCGAGTGGAAAGTGATTTACCGCGATGAGGACGACGCTGATCCAGATGTTGACGGCTATGACATTTCTGCTTGGCAGCCAGAATCACCTGCCGGCGATGGTTGGTTTGTCGGTTCAATTCACGACACAGAAGATGGCGCGGTCTGCATCTGGCTGCGGCACGCTGGCGGTGCAGCGTGAAAGCACTAATCACCCGGGAGCTTAAGGCTCCCTTTTTATTGCTGGCGTTCACCTTCAACCGAATTAACCGACAGTTCCGGGAGAATTGACCATGGCAGACATCATCGATACAGCAGCAGAGATTGAAGAGCTTCAGCGTAACGCTGCCCTTTCCGCTCACCGAGTAAACCGCAACGCTGTATCAGCTGAGCGTTGTGAAGAATGCGGCGAGGATATCCCAGAGCCGCGGCGCGCTGCCGTTCCCGGCTGCCAGACGTGCGCGGATTGCCAATCCGTTATCGAGCTAAAGAATAAGCAGAGGGGCTGTCATGAATAACAGAAAAGCCCGTCGGCTGATTGGCGCTCACATCAATAACACATATCGAATCAGCAATAGACGCTGGTTGGTATGGGGAAGCAATTGGCCTTTTGTATGGGAACATGCGAAACCTTCACCGCGGCAGAAAAGAAAGGCTAAAGAGGTTGCTGCATACCGCGAGGAGCTAAAACGCAGTCAGGAGTCAGCCAATGTTCCAGCTAATTCAGCGGGGTCAGATTTACGCTGACCAGCACGGTTGGCCCGTCATCATCCACAGCTGCACATCACAGATAGTCCGCTACTGGCGACAGGGCCGGATCAACACCGCTTCAATCGACCACTTTAATAACTACTTTGAGCACCTCGATCACCGTGAGGCGGCACAAATACGCGCCGAACTCGAGGCGAGTGAGCACATTAAAAAATTAAGGAGCATGAGACGTGATCGGAATACTCAAGCCGGTACCGGAATCGCAGTGGCCGGCACGATGCCATGACCCAAAACGGAGAAACGTTTGGGCTAACGCTTACTTTCTGGTTCAGGAGTTTAAGGAAGACGGCGGCGTCATCCGCCTGACGGTGAACACCACCAGCATTGGCAGCTCTGGCCGGTGGAAGGATGGCATCAGCTGGGATGCGTTGCAGGAGATAAAGTCAGCTGTTGGCTATGGGGATCGTGATGCCGTGGAGATTTACCCGCGGGATTCTGATGTGGTGAACGTGGCGAACATGCGTCACCTGTGGATTACGCCAGATCCGATTGCATTCGCCTGGCGGAAGTGATTTTACGCTGCGCGCCCAGCGTGCGGCATGAGGAGAGAATATGGGAAAAATGACGTTCGTCTTTGAGTATGAGGACGGTAAAGAGCCGCCTGTTAGCGCTGGCATGTCGTTTATGGGTGGGAAGATTGTCGCCGCGTCTTTCCGTGACGCGCTAGAGGACAATGAGCCAATTGATAACGAAATGGCAAGCGAAGGGCTGACCGTCGATATCATCGTTTCAGACCTGAAAAACGGCGGCCCAATCAGCAGCGCGCTGACCGGAAACTTCGCAGTGAAGCGGAATAACCGATCGCAAATCTAACTCACGCAACTGATAGCCAGTTATGAGCTGGCTATTGGGTGCGAAAGCACTGCTCCGTTATCCCCCATTTTGCCCTCCACTGTGAGGGCATTCTTTTTGGGAGTTCACCATGCAATCAAACCCCATTACCTGGCTCATCGCCGCACTTATGGCGCTGGGCGCTCTCATCTCATTTCTTCACGAACCGGAAGGTGTGCAATGGCTGCTTTTAATGTGGGCGCATTAGTCCAGAAGAAGACAGGCGGAATTAATGGCGTGGTGGATAGCCAACTGGAGCCGGAAGGCGATCACCCTAAGGCCTGGGTGCGTTGGGATGACGGCAATTATTCAGTGCACGCGGAAAACGAATTACGCGCGGCCACACCAGACGGCCCGCAGTTTTATAAAACGATGTTATAGGAGGGGAGATGGTTACAGCAGAGCCACTCACTGCGCAAAAGGCGGCAAAACTCCTGAAGGTCTCACCAAGGACTGTCTATCGGCTCATCGACTCAGGCCAACTCGCCGGGAAGAAGATCGGGAACAAATACCGCACGACCGACGTCGCCTGTATTGCGTATTTACATGACCCGCGCGATCCTGTTTCCGCGAGCGCGGGTGAACATAAAGGAGAAATTTTATGTCAATCACCCTCAGAGGCGGCGTCTGGCACTGTCATTTCGTTACGCCGTCAGGGAAAAGAATTAGACGATCTCTTGGCACGGGGGACAAGAAACAAGCGCAGGAGCTGCACGACAAGCTGAAGGCTGAAGCATGGCGGGTGGATAAAATCGGGGAACTGCCGACAAGGACGTTTGAGGAGTGTTGCATTAGGTGGATCCGCGAGAAGGAACATAAGCGGTCCCTCGATGACGATAAGACCAAAATCGAATATTTCCTGCGGCATTTCTCCGGGCGGGATATTTCGACCATCACGGCGGATCAGGTAAACGAAGCAGTTTCGAAGATGGTCAACCGCAAGCATATTCAGGTGTGGGAATCGCGCCGTGACGCGGCTTTACGCCGGGGAAAGGAGCCGCCGCCATATACTGAAAAGCCGGTAAGCCAGGCCACAAAGAGCCAGCACCTGTCTTTTATGCGATCTCTGCTGAAAACCGCAGCCAATGACTGGGGGTGGATAAAGACGGCCCCTGTCATTAAGACCAAAAAGCCAATCAGTAAACGTATCCGCTGGCTGACCAGAGAAGAGGCAGAACGGCTTATCGCCTGCATGCCGGAGTCGATAAAGCCAGTGGTGATATTTGCACTGGCAACCGGCCTGCGCCGATCCAACATCATTGATCTGGAGTGGCAGCAGGTCGATATGCAGAGAAAGGTTGCATGGGTAAATCCGGAGAACGCGAAGGCGGGCAAGGCTATCGGCGTGGCTCTGAATGATACCGCATGCAGGGTGTTAAGGGATCAAATCGGGAAAAGTTCCAGGTGGGTATTCGTTCACACGAAACCATCGACGCGCCCGGATAAAACTGTCACTCCGGCGGTCAGGAAAATGCGCGTGGACGATAACAGTGCCTGGCGAATTGGCCTCGCAAAAGCGGGTATAGAGGATTTCCGTTTTCACGACCTCCGGCATACCTGGGCGAGCTGGCTAATTCAGTCCGGCGTGCCGCTGTCCGTACTGCAGGAAATGGGCGGCTGGGAGTCGATCGAAATGGTCCGTCGTTATGCTCACCTGGCACCGAACCATTTAAGCGAACACGCACGGAAAATAGATGCCATTTTTGGCAACCATGACACAAATACGACACAAGGAGAAAATCAGGCTGGTTTGAAACTGGCGTAAGTGCCTGTTTCTAAATGGCACGCCCTGTAGGATTCGAACCTACGACCTACGGCTTAGAAGGCCGTTGCTCTATCCAACTGAGCTAAGGGCGCACGGAGAAGCGTGAACTTCGCGGTGGTGAAACGCGTGGAATTATACGGTCAATGGCAGGTGAGTCAATGCCTTTTCCCCGATCTGTATCGATAACGGCTAGCTGATTGTAAATACGGCTGTTTTTTCAACATTTTCACTACATCCCACGTAGAATTTACCGCTGCGAAAAGGCTTAGCTGCTTTTAAGTAACGCCTGCTGTTTTCCTGTAGGCCACCTCGTCACACTGGTGCAAGGTATCCCGGCCGCCTGGAGGCTGACAGACAACAGGACAATGGAGTGACAGCGCAAAACCTGACCTATACGCCTCCCCGGCTAAAGCACATTTCTCATGATATCACCGGTATCAAACTTGAGCCCATCGTTGCCCTCGCCTCTTCGCACAGGATCGGCGTTGAGGTGCTCAGCGTTCTGTCACCCACGCTGCAAAGTGAAGATTTTTTCCGCGAACAATCGGCAGAACAGTCGCTTATGCTGCTGGAAGTGCAGCTTCGTGTGCTAAAAAACGCGGTCGCCTGTAACAATATTTTCATCAATCTGCCGATAACCGTACTCATGGTGCCAGAACTTTTTCAGCGTCTGCTGCAACTGCGAAGCCCGCCGCTGAATATAGAGATTGTCGACCCTGTCGACTTTTTCGCACTCTCCGATACACAGCGGCAAGTCTTGGCCCAGCGCCTGAAGCAGCTGACCATAAAGGGTCACCGCATCTGGCTGGATGACGTTGATGACAGCGTTGTCCAGCCCTTCTTATCCTGGCCACTGCCACTCAGCGGCATAAAAATCGACAAAGAAACCTTCTGGCGTATGCGCGCCACCCCTGCGCTGGGGGAACTGGTTTCCCGCTGTTTTCGGCTCGCCGGGAAGGTGCTTATCGAAGGTATTGAGACTGAACGGGATCGTTCCTGCGCACGCCAGGCAGGGGCACAACTCGGCCAGGGATATTACTGGCCATCCTGGACATGGCCGGAGGATTAA